GTGGAAATATAGTATATCGTAGTAGTTGGGAACTTAAGTTTATGCAGTGGTGTGATAGGTCTCCTAATATTTTGAGATATGGGTCTGAAGAATTTTGTGTTCCCTATTATAATCCAGTAAAACAAAAAGTATGTAGATATTTCCCAGATTTTATAATAGAAGTTTTAGAAGATAATAAAACTAAAAAGTATGTAATAGAAATAAAACCAAAAAAACAAACTATTCCACCAGTGAAAGGAAATAAGCAAACAAAAACCTTTATTCACGAGGTCAATACTTATGTGGTAAATCAAGCAAAATGGACAGCAATTCAAGAATGGTGTGCTGATAGAATGTTAGAGTTTAAGGTCATTACAGAACAAGAGATTTTTGGATAGAATAATGGAACAAAAAGGATTTGGTCAGTACATAGACAACTCATCCACAGCAAGAGTTAGAAAACTTAAAAAGGAAATTGAGAAACAAGGAAGTAATGACCCAGAAGATTTAATGCTCATAATTATGGAACTTTTTACAGAAGAAGTTTTATATCCAGAACCAGGAAAGTTTTATACTTTTTTCTACAATGCAAAAACACCAAAATTAGAATATGACCAGCACCCATTAATTGCTTGTACTTCATTGGAGAATTGGGGATTTAGGGGTATCAATTTTCATTGGAGAAAATATAGAAATTATACTTGGCCAGAAGTCTCAGGGAAACTTCATATTGTTAAATATAACGAACTTGATGAACTACTTGCAATACCTTATGCAAAATTCCGTCTAAATAAATAAAACTCTTATGTCTATGTTTAGAAGAGAGCAGACATATATTTTAAACACCTTCATTAGTGTGGAGGTATTCTGATGTCAAGAAAAGTCATCTATAGTGAACCATATGCAAATAAACTTCCAGGAAGTGATAAAAATTATAATTTTAGAACAATAACTAGTTATAATGTAGATACCAACAATAAACCTATTCCTGGTAGTCAAGAAATTATATTACTTTATGCACCAATTCCCAACCAATTCAGAATGCCTGCCAATCAATCAGGGTCATCTGGTGGATTTCAAAAGGGAGATGAAAATGGAAAGAATATAAAATTTGGTAATTATGTGGTTGCGGCATCTAGTGAAAATGGTAAACCATATGAATTTTTAAAATACTCAAATGAAGATAAAAATAATGGTAATATACCATCAGGAAAAAATGTTGGTGATGAAGTTTTAGGTGAAACTGGAAAAAAATCACTATTAGCTAGTGATGGTGTATTTCATAAAGGGGCAAATAACTCAGTTATAAATTCTGCAGTAAAAAAACAACCAGGATTATCTACAGTTGTTACAGCACCACCTATTGCACCAGGAACAACACCAGGAACAACACCAGGGCCAGGGGCAGCATCACTAGACGATCCAACTAAAGATCCAAATAAAAAACGAGAAGAAGGGGCAGATGTCAACGCAACAGTAGATCAATTCAAATTAATTGAGGATGCAGCAAAGGGATACGTGGGTAGAAAATTAGGAGGATATCCACAAAGCTTAAAATATCCAGAAAAAATGGACATTAATCAAGATTGTATTCAATTTGCAGTTATGGAATATCAAGCAAGCAAATTGGGACTAGATTCAAATATTAATACTGGACTAAGAACAACAGCAAGAACAGCATTGACAACAATTACATTACCAATGCCTAGAGCAATATCAGATAGAAATTCTGTTGATTGGAGTAAATCTGAAATAGGTGCTCTTGGTAAAGCCTTTGGTGATGTAGCATTGAAAGGTATTATAGGTGGTCCGGACGCAGCAACAGGTGCTGCCAAAAAAAACCTTGATGCAGCAACCACTGGTGGAAATGATTTATTAACGGCAATTATAGCAGCAAAAGCAACAGAGAATGCTGTACAAACCAGTAATCTTCTTTCTAGAGTATATGGAGTAGAAATGAATCCAAATATGGAACTTCTTTTTGGTGGACCTTCACTCAGAGATTTTTCATTTAGTTTTAAAATGACCCCAAGATCACCAGAAGAAGCAAAAATTGTGCGAGCTATTATAAGAACCTTTAAGCAGGCAATGTCAGTCAAAAGAAGTAATTCTGTCTTTCTTCTAAAATCACCACATACTTTTATGATTAAATATATGACATCAAATAAAGAACATCCATATTTAAATCGTTTTAAAGAATGTGCTTTGACGAATTGTAGTGTTGATTATACTCCTGATGGGCAATATATGAGTTATGATAGTGGTGATCCCGATGAAAGATCTATGACTGCGTATGAACTTTCACTGAGTTTTAATGAACTTGAACCAATCTTTGATGATGATTATGACAAAATAGACCCATCAAAAGAATTTAAATCCATAGGTTATTAAAATGGCATCATATTTCCGACAGGTTCCTAACTTTGAATATGTAAGTCGGATTGCAGAATCCAAGAACATATCAGATTATATACAAGTCAAAAATTTCTTTAAAAAAGGAAGTCTTCGTCCTGATATTTTTCAAGAACTTGCATTTTTTGAGAAGTATCAAATTCGGGGAAATGATCGTCCTGATAATATTGCAGAAAATTTTTATGGAGATCCAACTCTTGATTGGGTGATTTTACTATCAAATAATATCATCAACATTCAATCAGAATGGCCTCTTCTACAAGATGATTTAGATCGTTATTTGGTTGAAAAATATGGTGATTATGATGTTCTTTATAATGGTATACATCACTATGAAACTTCAGAAATTAAAAACAGTCAGGGAGTTACGATTGTTCCTTCGGGTCTTGAAATAAGTTCTCCATATTCAGTAAGTTATTATGATTACTTTATAGATTCTCAGATAGAAACTGGTAATATTGCAACTCCAATCACAAACTATGATTATGAAATTAAACTAGAAGATGCAAAGAGAAATATTTTCTTACTCAAACCAAGATACTTGAATATTGTGGTTAATGATATGGATAATATTATGCCATACAAAAAAGGTTCCACTCAGTATGTGAGTGAGAATTTAGTTCGCGGAGACAATATTAGACTTTACAGTTGATTATTCTTATTCCAAGGAATTCTACCTTTAGTTGCTTCACTAATTTTTCTTTTTGTTTCTTCTGTATGTTTTTTTCTTGGTTTTCCTTTTCTTTCTTGTTGCATTTTTTTAAGTCTTTCTATACCTTCTGGTGTTTGTCTAGATTTTCCTTTATTTGATTCTCCAATTTTTCTTTTATGTTCTTCAGATAAAACTCTTCCTTTAATTTTTTTACTTAGTTTTTCTTTAGTTTCTTCTGAATGTTTTCTTCCTTTAGAAACCTCACTTAATTTTTGTTTTTGTTCTGCACTCATCTTTTTACCTTTATTATGTGCTGGTTTACCTCTCCTAGAATCACTCATTTTCTTTAATGTTTCAGGGTCTCTAGGAATACCTTTGTTCCAGGGTATTGTTCCTTTTCTACTAAATCCTGTAGAAGTTTGATATGCTCTATTAGAAAAATGTGGATTTTCTACTACTTTATATTGTTCCTGCAAAATAATCTCATCAATATATGCTTCTTTTCTTGTAATATAATCATCTTTAAGTATTATTTTTTGCTTTGGTTTGAAACTTTTATCACTAAAAGAACCAAAATACTTTATGTCTTTTTCTGGTAAACATTTACAAGTTCTGCTGCCAATATACCCTCTACCATATTCCTCATAGGAATAGTAAGTATAGTGATACTCTCTTGGAGTTTCCATAGTTCTACTCTGTAAGTCGCACTACTATTTATACAAAAAAAGGTGCCGAAGCACCCTTTCCACCTATAATGCGACTTACAGGTATTGTTATTTATTCTTCTGCCAAACGAGAAAAATATGAGAGGGCATCATCCTCATCTTCATCGGGTTCAACTTTAGATACTGGTGCCTTACTACGAGCATAAGATTTTTCCAGTTCTTCTACAACACGATTTTCTGTTACAGATGATTTTTCTTCATAAGAAGAATATGAGTCTTCTTGCTCTGCAACTTCACGAGAACGAGTTGGGGCAGTCTTGTTTCCAAGAACCATATTCATACGACGTTCAAGTTCTTCATATGTCTTAAACTGGTCTGGAGCAGTCACAGCAGCAAGAGAATACTCTTTCTTCCAAAGTGCTTCCATTGCATCTTCATCATCAAGAAGTGGAGAAACACGATCAAATTCAGATTTGTCGTAGTTCCAATAACCATCTTTCTTTACAATCTTCAGTTTGAAGTTTGCACCCAACCAGAAATCAAAAGGATTGATTGGTGATTCATCTTCAAATTCAGGTTGCATTGCTTCCATAATCTTATCAAAGATTTTCTTACCATACTTAAATAGAAATACTTTACCTTCGTTTGATGGATTCGCAGGGTCTTTTACTACATAAATGTTAGAATAGTAGTTAAGTTTGCGTTTTTGCTTACGTACAGTTTCTTTATTTGCTTCAGTTCCAGTATTCCATAGTTCACGATTATATTCTCCAAGTGGGTCTTTACCACCAATAGTAGTCAGAGAATTTTCAATATACCACCCACCATTTCCTTGAAATGCGTGTGAATACATCTTTGCCCAAGGAAGTTCTTCACCATCAGGTGCTGGTAAGAAACGAAGAACAGCAAAACCATTACCGGTCTTGTCTACTTCTGGTTTCCATAGACGTTCATCAGCACCACTGGATGTGGTACTCATTTTCTCAACTTCCTTAACCAGTTTAGAGGTCAAAGAACCAAGTTTAGATTGCTTTTTTAGATTTTCAAATGACATTGTTACCTTTGTATTAATAGGATTTGGCTTGTTGATTTTGCTTAAGGGATCATCCAGCCCATACTTATTGTATATCTACGAATCTACTCTGTCAACCTGAAATTTCATCATTTCAATCAGACTTTTCATATTACTGAAAATAACACTCATATCTTGCCCTAATGGAAGTCCCATCATCGTTGCAGAATCTAAAATCCTATCTCTCATTTCCTTTGCCTCTGGGTCATCAGACAAATTTAAACGAGTAAAAAGTATTTGTTGTTTTTCTAAAAGTTGTTCTAATAGTTCTATATGATATAGTTTTTCTTTCTTTGTCATTTTTGGATAATCAAAAAGATTTCCATAGATTTCATTTTGAAGATCGTGAAGTTCTTCAAGTTCATCACAAACAATTTCTGATTCAAAAAAACTCATTGTCCCTCCATAATAACCTTTTTTAAGATTTTGCGGTAATTCAATACATTGATATTTAGAAAAGAGCTGTACTTCGAAATTTTCATTGAGATTGATTTCCATACAGGATCATCAAGTTTTTTATCAAAATTAGTTTTATACCCAACTATTTTATCCAAAATTAACATTGTTTCCAGTGAAATATTAGATTGTAAGTGCTCTTTTAGAATTTGTGGGTGCTGATTACTTTTAATAAGAAACATTTCGTCAAAGTTCTTAGAAGTAAAAACTGATTCTATTTCTTCTTTAAAAATATAAGAAAGTGATTGAGTTCTTTTTTTCCATTCAGTATATCTAACATCACCTTCTTTCATCATTTCACCAATCCAAAGTCTTCCTGGATCTGTACAAGAAATAAAGTTTGATACAAAAAACTCTACTACTTCGGCATCTGTTTTGCTTCTTGAGAACTTTTCAAACCAAAATCGATCTTTGCGTTTATAGAAAGACTGTACTGTTGCTCTGGATTTTCCACAATACTTGTGATAATCATAAGAATCCTTAGTAAAATGGTTCTTTAACGATAAGTAACATTTATAGGTGTCAAACGGCATCATTCAAAAAGGTAATATAAGGATTTTTTTGCCGGGATTTTTTACACCCCAAAATTGAATTAAAATACTAATTTGGCACGAGAAGTCTTTTTAAGAAAATTAAGTTCCATTGCCTCAAACTTAATTTTATCTTTGAGTGGTTTTGAAATTAGCTTGGGCACAGACTCTAAATCAACACTATTCTGTTCGCAGAAATATACAATCGCATCAATATAGTTCATTTCTATATTAATTTGTACAAGTTCTTCTATCTGTTGCGCAAATTTAGTGGGACAAAAGAACTTACTCTCTATTGCCTTTTCTAATTCATTTTCCATCCGTTGACCCAATATTGTGAAATACAAATTCTTTGATATAACGAACTAATAACTTAATATAGTCTCCTTTGTTCCTTTTGTCAAATATTTTTACGTCACCACCAGGAGTTACCATAATAGTGATGAGTTTTACAATCGGAATTTCAGTCAGTTCGTAGTATGCTGAACCATAAAACATCTCTTGAACAAAATAGTTTTCCAACCATTCTTCTGGTTTAATCTTTTCTGATGTTTTAAAGTCTATAACTGCAAGTTCTCCCTCATATTCTCCAATACAATCAACTCTTCCAGCAAGTCCAAGGTATTCTGAATATAAGGTTCTTTCAATCGCATGAATATTATTTATCTTATCCAGATATGGTTTCGCATGAAAGAACATAAACTTTGAGAGAGGTTGATAATCGTCCCAGTTTAGTTCCTTATTTTCCAAATAGTCTTGACAGACTTGGTGAAAATCAGTTCCTCTTGCTGTTGCTTTTTTTGTAATACGATTTGCTTCCTCAAGTCCAATTCTTTTTCTCCACTTAACAAAAATCTCACGATTATAGAAAGAAGTTACAGAAGTAATTGAAGGAACCCACTTACCACTTGGCAAGTTATACAAACGAATACTCTCTGTAGTCTTACAATCTAACTCAAGATCACCTAAAAAATTATGATGAATAAATGTCATAAACCAAGTTCCATTTTTGTAATAATGTATTCTTTAATAAGACCACTACGAATTACATCCGCAACTTCAAACTCAATAATATCAAATGAAGGCATTTGACGAAGAATTTTCATAAAATCAACTACTCCATTCTTTTCATTTTGACGAATTAAATCACTTTGAGAGGCATCACCACAGAAAAGGATTTTAGTATTTTCACCAACACGAGTAATAATAGAATCTAATTCGTGAAAATTTAAATTTTCGAGTTCATCAACAATAATAATACAGTTATCAAGAGTTGTACCACGAATAAAAGAAGTACTCCAAAAACTAATAGTTTCTTGTGCCTTGAGATTTCCGTAGAGCATCTCAAAGTCAGCATCACTCGGCATCTGGAACATATACTTTACCATATTCTTATAAGGAATTTGATAAAGAGATGCCTTATCTTCGTGAGATCCAGGAAGGAAACCTATCTCACGAGTGGGTACAAGCGATCTCACGATGTAGATCTTTTCATATGGAGTATATTCACTCAAAACATCTTGAAGTGCCTTGAAGAGGCATAGGAAGGTCTTTCCTGAACCAGCAACACCATGAGCAACTAAGTGCTTACCAGCATCATAAGACTCAAATAGTTTTCTTTGATTATCAGTAAGTGGTTCAATATCTAACAGTAGTTCTTGTCCGATTGGTTTTTTTCTTTTTGAC